CGGCCCGGACAGGCTGCCGCGGCGGAAGAACCCGGCGCGCAAGCCCGGGGTGAGCGCGGGCGGCATCGAGAAGCTGGTGGCCGAGACTGCGCTCACCTTGGCCGCGCTCGACGGCACCGGGGCGGGCATACCGGTCGCGGGGCTGGTGGCCGAGGTGGTGGGGCGGTTGCCGTGGGATGAGGAGGGCGGGAAGCGGGACACGCGGAGGACGAAAGTGCTGCGCGCGATCGAGAATTTGCAGGCTGCAGAATTTTGCGAGTTGAGCGGCGGCAAGCTCTTTGTGGTCGGGGAGTTAGGCGCATGAAATTGCGAGTTTCACGACTGTCTGCTGTCTTTTTCTGGAAACTCGGCAATGTTTGTGAGTTTTTCTTTCACTGTCTTCGTCAAAAATCTTCCGGGAATTTGCACTAAGTAGTTGATTGATTTGGATATAAGGCTGCGACAGTTAGTCAGTTTTGTCAGACAAACACGGAAACAGTCAAGTACTTTTGAACACTAGGCGTACTGTCAGGAGCGATTTAGTGGACAAACACGGAAACAGTCGGGCGGTACTCAGCACTTGTAAAAAATTACGAGTTTGTCTGGGAGGACAGTCGTATAAAAGTCTTTTAAATCAAGGACTTACAAAGGCCCACTAAATGAGAATTGTTCTCGTAGGTCGACAGTCAAGTGACCGGCACATCTCGCGCAGGCGGAGCGGGGAAGACCCCCAGAGGGGTCTCCCGCTCTGCGGGTGCACGCGCGCGAGGCGCTCAGGTATGGAGGTGAGCACGAAATGACGCAAACGATTACGGATTCGGAGATTCGCGCACGGATCAGCCAACTACCGCCGGGGAGGATTACGGACGCACGGGAGCGGCTGACGGTGTGGCAGATCGACCTCATGCGCGAGTTGCACGAGGATTACGGCGTCGGCTACCGGCGCCTCTCGCGATTGTTTGGCGTGTGCAAGACGCACACCCGGCGCATCTGCCTCTACGAGCGGTGACTTGACACGGACACGGCGACCTGTGCTACAGGTTGCCGCATGGACAAGGACATCATTCAAAACCGGTTGCTGGTCGCGCTGCAGGAGGTGCCCAACATCACCCGCGCGTGCCGCATCGTCAGCATCTCGCCCAGCACGGTGCGCGCCTGGCGCCGCGAAGACCCCGCCTTCGACCGGGCCGTGGCCGAGGCCATCGACGACGGCGTGGATGCGCTCGAGGCCGAGGTGCATCGGCGCGCCTTCGAGGGCTACGATAAGCCCGTCGTGTTCCAGGGCCAGATCACCGACACGTATCGGGAATACTCGGACGGCCTTGCGCAGTTCCTCCTCAAGGCCCACCGGCCTGACAAATACCGCGAGCGCTCGGAGGTGCAGAGCTCGGGCGCGCAGACCACCACCATCGTGTCCGGCGTGCCGCGCAAGCCGGTGACCCCGGACGACCTCATATGAGCGGCGTGCTGGGCCTCTCGATCGACCTGGCGTACATCCCGCGGGACTGGCAGCGCCAATGCCATATGAGCATGGCGCGCTTCACGGTGCTGGCCCTGCACCGCCGAGCCGGCAAAACCGAGCTCGCGCTGCGCGAGCTGCTCGAGAACGCAATGACGTGCCGGCTCACGATGCCCACCTATTTCTACGTGGCGCCGTTCCTGAAGCAGGCAAAGACGATCGCCTGGGCGCGCCTGAAGCAGATCGTCGAGCCGCTGCGCGCCGCGGCCCTGGCCTCGATCAACGAGTCCGAGCTGACGGTCACGCTCACGTTCAACCAGGCAGTGATCCGCGTGTTCGGGGCGGACAACCCGGACGCGATGCGCGGTGTGCGCCTGGACGGCGTGGTGCTCGATGAGGTGGCGCAGATCAAGCCGGAGGTGTGGGACGAAATCCTGCAGCCGACGCTGTCCGACCGCATGGGTTGGGCGCTGTTCATCGGCACGCCGAAGGGCGTCAACCTATTCAGCCAACTGTTCTACAAGACCTTGGCCGGGGCACCTGGCTGGACCGCGGCGAAATACACGGTGTACGACACCGAGGCGATCTCGGCCGACGAGGTGTCGCGTCTGCGCCAGGACATGACCGAGCAGGCTTTCGCGCGCGAGTACCTGTGCGACTTCACCGCGGCCGGCGACGATCAGGTGCTGAGTCTGCTGGAGGCCGAGGACGCAGCGCGGCGCCACTATCGCGAGGAGGATTACAGCTATGCGCCGCGCATCATCGGCTGCGATCCGGCGCGCTTTGGTGGCGACCGGAGCGTGATCACACGGCGGCAGGGGCTGGTCGTGCTGAAGATGACATCGCATCGGGGGCTCAACAACATGCAGCTCGCCGACAAGCTGGCGCACGAGATCGACCTGTGGGAGGCGGATGCGACCTTCGTCGATGTTGGCGGCGGGGCCGGCGTGATCGACAGGCTGGTCCAGCTCGGCCACACCGTGCACGAAGTGAACTTCGGCGCCGCGCCGGCGGACCCGCGGTTCCTGAACAAAAGGGCCGAGGTGTGGTTCAACATGGCGGACTGGATCAGAGCCGGCGGCGCGATCCCGGACGACATGGAGCTCAAGCAGGAACTCGCCACGCCCACCTACAGCTACACGTCCAGCAACAAGATTCAGATCGAGAGCAAGGACGACATCAAGAAACGGCTGCAGGGCGGTGCCAGCCCCGACAAGGCCGACAGCTTGGCGACCACGTTCGCGATGCCGGTGCAAAAACGAGACTTCAAGCGCGAGGTGTTCGAACACATGGGCGTGTCCGTATCGCGCACCGAGCGCGAATATGATCCGTTCGCGAACATCTAGGCCGGGAGGCTGGACATGGGAAAGGTATTCAAGTCGGTCGGCAAGGTGCTGGGCTTCAGCGCGCCGAAGACTCCGCAAATCGTCATGCCGAAAGCGCCGCCCGCGCAGCAGGAAGCACGCGCTGCGGACTACAACAGCGCGATGCGCCGCAACCAGAAGAACGCGATGGGCTCGACCACGCTCACCTCGCCTGGCGGCGCTGACCCGACGGCGGGCGCGCTCGGCCGCAACGTGCTGCTGGGCTCCTGATGCAACTCGACCAGAAACTGATTGATCAGATGATGGCGCGCCTCGGCGCGCTGGAGACGGAGCGCTCGACGTGGATCGAGCAGTTCCGCGATCTGTCGCGCCACTTCGCGCCGCGCTATGGCCGGTTTCTGGAGACGGACCGCAATCAGGGGCGCAAGGTCCACCAGTACATCAACGATGCCACGCCGGCTGTCGCCGCGCGCACGCTCGCCGCGGGGTTCCAAGGCGGCAGTACCTCGCCGGCCCGCCCGTGGTTCAAGCTGGGTCTGGCTGACCAGGAGCTGGCCGACTACTACCCGGTGAAGCGATGGCTCGCCGGCCTCACCCGGCTGATGCTGGCGATCCTCTCGAAGAGCGGCGCGTACAGCGCATTTCAGCAGGACTATCTTGAAGCCGGTGTGTTCGGCACGACGGCCGGGATCATTGTCCCGGACTTCGACAGCTTCGCCCGCTTCCACCACCTCACCATCGGCGAGTATTCGATCGGCGTCGGGCCGAACGGAAAGACCGATGTGCTCTATCGCAAATGGGACATGACGATCGCGAACATCGTCAAGACCTTCGGCGTTGAGAACGTGAGCATGTCGGTGAAGAATCTGTGGGACACCGGCAAGGGGCATGACCAGTGGCGCACCGTGGTGCACGTGATCGAGCCGCGCGAGGATCGCGACGCGGGCAAGAGTGACGCACGCAACATGGCTTTCCGCAGCACGTATTTCGAATACGGATGCGAGAAGGGCAAGGTGCTGCGCGACTCGGGCTTCAAGCGCTTCCCTGGCTACATCGCACGGTGGGACAAGACGGGCGGCGACATCTACGGCAACAGCCCGGCGATGCTGGCCCTCGGCGACGCGAAGCAGTTGCAGTTCTACGCCAAGCGGCGCGGCCAGGTGATCGACTACCGGACGAAGCCGCCGCTGGCGATCCCCGCACGCATGAAGAACGACACGCTGGACCTGCTGCCGGGCGGCAAGAACTACGTGAACATGCAGAAGGGCGAGGAAATCCGTTCGGCATTCAATGTCGACCTGGGCCTGCCCGAGCTGCTGAGTGACATCCAAGATTTGCGCGAGCGCATCCGCGAGACGATGTTCACCGACCTCTTCCTGATGCTGGCGAACATCGACCACACCGGCATGACGGCGACGGAGATCGCGCTGCGCCAAGAAGAAAAGCTGCTCATGCTCGGTCCGGTCGCGGAGAACCTGCAGCAAGAGAAGGACAGCCAGGTAATCGACCTGCTCTTCGACATGATCGAGGAGGCGGGATTCTTCAAACCCGGCGGGCCGCTCGAGATACCGGCCGAGCTGCAGCGTGAAGGGCAGAACCTCGAGGTCGAGTTCGTCGGTGTTCTGGCCCAGGCACAGCGTGCGGTCGCGTCCAGTGCGATGAACCGCGGTCTGGAATTCCTTGGCGCTGCTGCCGCACTGAAGCCCGACGTGGTGGACAAGGTCGATCTGGACGAAGCGGTCGATCGCGTGTTCGACGGCCTCGGCATCGACCCGGCGATCCTCGTGCCGGACGAGGACGTGGCGGCTGTGCGCGAACAGCGTGCCCAGCAGCAACAGCAGATGCAGGACGCCGCTGTCGCAGCGGAAGGTGCCAAGGCGGTAGGCGCGGTGTCGAAAGCCACGGGCGCCACGCTTGACGACATGATTTCTCAATTCAGCGGCTACGGATTGCCGCAAGGGAGTGTGTGAAATGCCCAGGATCGTACGAGACATCCAGTTGCTGGTGAACGACGACGACGACCATCTGTACGGCTACCGGCTGTCGGACGGGACGGAGGTGCGGATCGGTACGTCGCGGCCGGATAACGCCGCTGCGGTGGTGGGGGCGGGGCAGGAGGCTCT